CATGTTTGAAAATCCTCAAAAAGCCCTTGAAGATTTTGGAAACTTAATTAAAGAAAATATTACCAATAGGTTTGAAGGGTTAATTGAGTTAGTTCCTGCTTTAGGTAATGCAATAAGTTTACTATTTAAAGGCGAATTTAAAGCAGCTGGAAAGGTCGCTACTGATGCTGTTGCTAAAGTCGGACTTGGTGTTGAAAATATTACTGATAAGGTAGCTGGCGCAATTGATGGAATTAAGAAAGTAGCAGCAGAGGCAACCAAAGCAGCTAAAGAATCAGCACGAATTGAAACACTTTTACAGAATGTTGAGGATGCAGAAAGAAGTTTAAGGATAGAACGTAGCAAACAGCAGAAACAAATGGCTGCGGCTCGTCTATTAATGGAGGATGATACAGCCAGTTTTGAAGATAGGATAAAAGCACTTCAAGAAGTTGCAGCAGGAGAGGAAGCTTTAGCCGCAAAGGAATTAGTTATAGCAAAACAAAGAGCTAACGCAATAGCTCAAAGGAATAAACTTACTTCAGCAAGTGACGAAGCCTTAGCGCAAGAGGCAGAAGCAATCGCAAGAGTAAACGAATTGGAGGCTGAATCGGTAATGCGCAGACGAAAGGTAGTTAAGTCTATTGAAAGTCTAAACAATCAGAAGGTAGCAGCAGAGAAAGCAGCAGCAAAAGAGATTGAGGATTCAAAAAAGCAGGAGCAGGAAAGATTAGACAAAGAGTTTGAGGACAAAAATAAAGCTACTGAAAACTTTTATAAAAAACAGCAGGCCTTACTACTTGAAAAAAACTTATCGGATCAAGAATTAAAAAAGCAACAGCAGGAGTTAGAGTTACAAGAGCTAAATGACAAACTTCAAAACGCTCAAAAATATTCAAAGGATACCGAGTCAATTGAATTAGACTTAGCTAAAAAGAAAGTTGATATTTCAAAGAATGCCGCAGACGCTCAAAAGAAAATAGATGACGAAACCGCAGCCAATAGAGCTAAGGCCTTAGACTCAGCATCCAATACCTTAAAAACATTTGCAAGTTTATTAGGAGAAACAACCGCAGAAGGAAAGGCTTTAGCAATTGCAGCTACTACGATTGACACTTACAAGGCCGCTCAAAGTGCTTATGCAAGTTTAGCAGGAGTTCCAGTAGTAGGTCCAGCTTTAGGAGCAGCAGCAGCCGCAGCAGCAATAGCCTCAGGATTGGCAACAGTTAACAAGATTCTAAGCGTTCAAGTACCGGGTAGTTCAGGAGGAGGTTCTGTTCCTTCAGCCCCACCAATGACAAGACCTTCAAGTTCGTTTACTCGTATTGACAATTCAACACCTTTAGACGTAAACAATACTGGAGCTACTAAAGTATATGTTACTGAAACCGACATCACTAACACTCAAAAGAAAGTTGATGCAATCAAGGCTAAAGCTGTTATAGGTTAAAACTTAATTAAAATAAACTATCTAAATATATGGCTAAATTACCTTTATACGAACTACTTATAAATGAAGACGAAGAAACTGGAGTTGACTTTATTGCTTTAGTAGATTCGCCTGCAATTGAATACGACTGGGTAGCTTTTAAGAGTGAATTTGAAACTTACAGCGACTATCCAAAAGCAGCAAGTGAAAACGCAAAGAGAGCTTTAGAATTACGTGATAAATACGAATTAAATTGCGGTACTCCAGTTGGATGGACAAGAGCTAATCAATTAGCGAACGGAGAAAACATCAGCAGAGAAACCATAGCAAGAATGTCAGGCTTTGAACGCCACAGAGAAAATTCTAAGGGTGATCCGAAAGAAGATTGTGGAGCGTTGATGTGGTTAGCTTGGGGAGGCGATGAAGGTGTAGAGTGGGCAAGTAGAAAACTACAACAAATTGATTTTGTAGTAGAGCCAAAAGCAGGAGAATCAGAAAACGAATTTGTTAGTAGGTGTATTGGAATTGAGGTTGATGGAGGAATGGAGCAAGAACAAGCAGCAGCAGTTTGTTATGCAAAGTGGGAAAAGAAAGGCTTTAGTTTTAAGACTACCGACAAACAAATAATCTCAGGTCCAGCAATGATTCCAGACCAGCCAATTTACAGAAGGGGTAAAGATGGTGAGGAATACAATGTGGTTTTCACTAAGAGTACTATCCAAAAAATAGTTGAGCGTTATTTTAAGAATCAATACAATAGCAACTTTAATCTGCAACACAAAAAGAATATGTTAGCGGATGGGGTTTACTTGATTGAGTCTTTTATTATTGATTCAATGCGAGGGATTAAAGCCCCTGAAGGATTTGAAGACTTACCCGATGGCAGCTGGTTTATTTCATGCAAGGTAGATAATGAGGAGATATGGAACGACTATATCAAGTCAGGCAAGTTTAAAGGCTTTTCAGTTGAAGGATTATTCACTGATAGAAAAGTTGAACTGGTTAGCAATGTAGAACAAGCCATTGCCCTTGTTGATAAATTAAAATTGAGTAAACAAAATATATATACAAATAATATGAGCGACGTAAAAGAGCTATTAAGCAAATTAAAAGAAATCTTTTCTGAAGAATCAATGTCTTTTGAAGAGGCAAAGTTAGCAGATGGAATTACTATTGTAAAGTGGGAAGGTCCATTAGCTGAAGGAACAAGTGTAGTAGTAGTTAGTGAATCAGGAGAAGTTCCTGCACCAGACGGAGAGCATGAGTTACAAGATGGCAGAAAAATTACTGTTGAGAATGGAAAAGTAACTGCTTTGGTTTTACCTGAAGTTCCAGCTGAAATGCCAGAAGAAGCTCCAATTGAAATTGAAATTGAAGCTAAACAAAAAATGGCTGAAGACTACATGCCAATGATTGAAGAAATGGGTGCTAAAATCATGAAGTGCGAAGAAATGATTATGGAACTTCAAACTAAAATGAAGGAAATGATGGGAGCTACTGAAGAGAAAATGGGTTCACAAAAAGAAGCTTTTTCTAAGTTAGTTGAAATCGTAGAGAAGTTAGCAGATGCACCAAGTGAAAAAGTAGAAGTTAAACCTTTTAACGTAAACTTTGCTCAAGAAAAACAAAACGAATACAACAAGTTAGACGAAATTTTAAACATATTAAACAAATAATAAAATGGCATTTAATGTTACAGGGTTAGCTTCATATACAAAAGCTAACGAAAGAGAATTATTGACTAAGTCTTTATTCTCTGCAAAATCAATTTCTTTGGCTACAAAAATGCCAAATGTAAAATCAGCAATGCAAGTTAACGTGATGGATACTGACGCAGTATTTCAATCAGGTACTTCATGCGGATTCTCTGCTTCAGGTACTACAACTTTCTCAAACAGAACTATGACAGTTTCACCTATCAGAGTTCACGAGGCTTTATGTCCTAAAACTTTGGAAACTAAATACCTTCAGTTGGTATTGCCTAATGGTTCTAATCCTAAATCAATTCCTTTTGAACAACAATTCACAGACTTAAAAGCTGGCTTAATTGCTCAAAACTTGGAGAGATCTTTCTGGCAAGGTGACACTGGATCAGGCGATAATGCTTTATCTCAATTTGATGGATTAGTAAAAATCATTACTGCGGTTTCAGGTTCTGCTATTGCTGCTAACAGTTCAGCTTACATGAGCGGCGCTCCTTACTCAGCAACTGGTGGTATCACTGTATCAAACGTAAACGCAATCATTCAAGGTGTATTCAGAGCTATTCCAGCTGCTTTAGTTGACAAAACAGACACAACTGTTTTTGTAGGTATTGACACTTTCAGAACTTACCAATTAGCTTTAACTAACGCTAACTTGTTCCACTATAACACAGATGGTTCATCAAGTAACTTTGAAATCACTATTCCAGGTACTAACATTAAGGTAATAGGTGTAAACGGATTGAACGGAACTAATAGAATCTACGCTTTGAGAACAAGTAATATGTTCTTTGGTTGCGATGTATTAGGCGAAGAGTCTAAGTTTGAATTGTTCTGGGCTCAAGAGGCAATGGAAGTACGCTACGTTGCTGAATTCAAAGCTGGTGTTCAAATCGCATTCCCTGCTGAGATTGTTTATTTCGTAGGTGCTTAATTAATAACTTAAGAGGGGGTGGGGTTTGAGTGTTCAAGCCTTATCCCCTTTTTTATAAAAATATAAGGAGAAAAAAAATATGCCATGTGCAGTAACAGCAGGATACACCTTAGATTGCAAAGATGCAGTAGGAGGTTTAAAAAATATTTATTTCGCTAATGGTTTACCAAGTGCAGCTACTATAACAAGTACAACTGCGAGCGGTGTATCAAGTGTAAGTGGAGTAAGTTTCTACAAATATGAGTTAATGCCTCAAGCAGCAGACTCATTCACAGAAGAAATAACAGCAACTCCAGCAAACGGAACAGTTTTCTACACTCAAACAGTAGTAACAAACTTTGCTAAGATGAGCCAAACTTCAAGAAACAAATGGTACACTTTAGCTCAAGCAAGATTACTTACAATCATTGAGAAAAAAGACGGAACATTCTGGTTGCTTGGACAAGTTAACGGATTAGAAGTTAGTGCAGGTTCGCATACTTCAGGTGCTGCGATGGGAGATTTCAACGGAGTTCAATTAACTTTGACGGGTATGGAGGCAGTTCCAGCTCAAGTGTTGACATCAAGTTCAGCTTTCACAGTAGCTTCATAGGGGTAGAGTTTTTTCATAGTTAGATTGGGCAGTCAGAAATGGCTGCCTTTTCTATTTTATAACTTTTTGCAATTTTAATATATAGATATATGATTCATCTTGAATTAGGAGTTAACGAAGTATTTGCAACAGCGAGCGAAAACATTACCAGTCCAAATGTAGGCAACTGGACTAAGTTTATAGAAGGCTATTTCGGTATATATTCGCAAGTAACTAAGCAGACTAAATGGGTTTATGTAACTAATCTAAACACTTACTATCCGAGAATAGATAATTTTAACGTTGAATTAGTTGTAAATTCAGGAGATGAAAACTTAGAACAAGGGAAAGTATATTTGAAAGATACTGGAAACTACGAATACTATATCTATACACGTTTTGAGAATCAATCAGAACCAAACACAGCCGAACTACTTTTGGAACGTGGTAAAATTTTGTACGGATTCAACGAACTTACAGTTACTACTTACAGCCCTGATATTGAAATAATAACTTATGACAGACAGTAAATCAAAATTTGTTTTTTATAACGAACCAGTCAGCACTTATACAGTCCCAGTTTTTGACAAGGACAAGAATAAGGACTATGTAAACTATGGCGAGGACAATAACTACCCTCAGTACTTAGTTAATCTATTTAATAGGTCAGCAAAACACAATGCTATTTTAACTGCAAAACAGAAATATACCTACGGCAGAGGTTTAAAAATCAAAGAAGGTTTAGTTACTGAACAAGCTGTTAAAGCTCAGGCATTTTTAGTTCGTCCTAATACGTTTGAAACTCTAAGTGATATCTTCAATAAGACTGTTTTAGATAAGCGTTTATACGGAGGCTATGCGCTTCAAATTGTTTGGAGTAAGTTAAGTGGTAAGGTGGCGCAAGTTTACCATATGGACTTTGCAAAAATCCGTTCTAATGTAGATAATACTTCTTTTTACTACTCAGATGATTGGGCAGACTATCGTCCGAAAGTTACCGAGTTTGACGCATTCAATCCTGAAAAAAGAGAGGGTGTACAGATTCTTTATTACAGAGAATACAGACCGAATTTAAATACTTATCCTTTACCTGATTACATTGGAGCTATTCCGTATATTGAAAGTGATGTAGAGGTAGCAAATTTTCACAGAGCAAACCTTCAAAATAACTTTTTCTTTGGTGGTATTTTAAACTTTAACAACGGAATCCCGACTGACGAGGAGCAAAGAGCGTTAGTTCGCAGAATTAACAACAAACATGGCAGCACCGATAACGCTGGCAGATGGATTATTAACTTTTCGGATGGTTCAGACAAAGCACCAAATGTAATTAGTCTTCAGCCGAGCGAATTAGATAAGCAGTTTGACATACTAAACGACACAATTCAACAAGAAATATTCGTAGCGCATCGTGTAACCTCGCCTATTTTTATGGGGATTCGTGTTGAAGGTCAATTAGGTGGTAGAAATGAGATGGTAGATGCGTTCAAGTTATTTGAACAAAACGAAATCAAGCCAGACCAACAGCACTTTGAAGAATTATTTAATTATATTATAGGCTTAAACGGAATCAATCAACCATACGAAGTACAACCTTTAGAACCTTTCAGCCCTGAATTTACAGAACAAACTTTGATTCAGATTGCGACTAAAAACGAGTTGAGAGAGATGGCTGGCTTACCAAAACTTGAAGAACCAACACCAATAACACCGCAAGCTTTTTCAGAAGATTCAGAAATTGAAGTTTTCTCAGAGTACGGAGTAAACGCTGAAGACTATTTAGAGTTTGAAAGTAGAAAATTAGAAGTATTTGAAGACCACTATACCTTTGAATCTCATTTAGAATTTAATGAGCAGGAACTACACGAATTAGCTTTTGCGATTGAGTCACTAACTGAAGAAGAAAAGAAAGTAATTAGCCAAGTAAAGAAAGACCCTTTAATATCTAAAAAAGATTTATCTACTAATTTAGAAGTTAGTGAAGGTAAGTTAGAAGAATTAATTACTGGATTAAGAGAAAAGAAAGTTTTAACTCAAACTGAGGGTGCATGGAATGTAATTAATGTTTTACCTACTAAAACTGAAATCAGTAAAATTGCTGATGAGTTAAAAAAGTATGAAGTAAGATATAAATATCAAGGTCCAAATGACAGCAAAAATAGAGCATTCTGCAAGGCTTTGTTAAACTTGAATAAACTATACACACGTGACGAAATCAGCAAAATTTCACAACGTGTTGGGCGTAACGTATGGACTAAACGTGGTGGATGGTACACTAAACCCGGTACCGATATTCACTTACCATATTGCAGACATCAATGGGCATCAATTTTAGTTAAAAAGAAGTAAATGGCAACAGTATTATTTATAAGTGAGGAAACCCTCAAGCAAGAAACGATAATTTCTGAAAATGTTGATCCGAAATTGTTAGTGCCAACCATCAAAGAGGCGCAAAATATTTACCTATTACCGATTTTAGGGACGTCGCTTTACAATCAGTTGGTTACTCAGGTATCAAGTAACACAGTAAGCGCAGCAAATGTTACCTTATTGGACACTTATATAACTCCTACTTTGGTTAAATATTGCGTTTATGAGTCAATTTTGCCCTTAAGTTTTAAGTTCCAGAATAAAAATATCGCTACTAAGAATTCAGAATTTAGTAATCAGGCCTCAATGGATGACTTGAGATACCTTTTAGACTACACAAAAAACAGAGCTGAGTGGTATGCAGAACGATTAAGCAATTTCTTGTTAGCAAATACAAGTACTTATCCGCTATATTTGACACAAATTAACGCAAATATTGATACTATTTACCCTAATGATAACAACTACCAAAACGGAATGTATTTAGGTCCAGACATTGACTGGGATTTAGTACCGCCAAGCGTGAAGTATCAAGGTAATTTTAGACGAAGAACATAAACTATGAGAAAAAAAGGAAGCAAAAACAAAGCGAATTTAGAAAAACTAAGAATCTATTTAAATGCAAACCAGCCTAAACAAGATAGTCAACCTATTACAAGAGATAGCAACAAGTAACGCCTTATTAAATGGGAATTTTACTTTTTGCGATGTTGCAGATTTGGGAGCGAGTTCGCCCTTATCTTATCCTTTGCTTTGGGGCGATGTAAGACCTTCTAATTTCGGAAGTAAGGTATTCAGTTTAAACTTACAATTGACTGCAATAGACATAGTTTTAAAGGACTTAAGCAATGAAAGAGATGTATTGAGTGATACTTTACAAATAATCTCAGACGTAATTGCTAAAATTAAGCAGTCTACTTACTACGGAAGTTATTTTGAAATGCAGGAGAATATATCTTGCACGCCGATAAAAGATTCTTACGGGGATGAAGTAGCTGGATGGGTTTGTAATTTTACTTTAAACATTGCCAACCCTTACGATAGCTGCTTAATACCAACAAATTAAAATTTTAAAATAAAAATATATATAAAGTTATGATATTAGAACAAAGAATGTTAGGCGGTAATGGATGCAAATTCATTGATGCAGCCTCAACTGGTAATACTTTTTACGTATTGGTAGTAAATGCTGATTGCGTTTTAACTGCATTAACAACTGTAAATGGTCAAAATCTATTAACTCAGTACGGATTGAGCGGAAAGACTTTGAAACAAGGTATGTTAATCCCTGCTTTTAATGGCGACCCGATTGCGAATATTACACCTTCAAGCGGTTCTGTTATTGGTTACGGTTACAATATAATGGGCTAATGATTAGTTTAGGATTAGGAACAGTTGTAGGTGGAAATGGTAGCAGCTTTGGCGGTTTTACTGCCGAGTATGTTACGTTATTATCTAAAGCTACAACTTTAGGTTATACTTTACCAAGTGCGGCAAATCAAACAAATCAGAATAAGTTAATTGTTGACTTAAAAGCTGCAGGAGTTTGGGATAAATTAGACGTGTTTTACATGTTCGCTAATACTGGCTCTAAAGAATTTGCCTTGTTAAATTGGAAAAATCCTAATTCATTCAATGCAAGTGCAGTAGGTTCTATGACTTGGAATAGTTCAGCTTATGTTGGTGCTGCATCAAGTTATTTAACTACTAATTATAATCCTACTACAAATGCTACAAACTTTGCTCAGAATAATGCAGGAATAGGATGTTGGAAAAGAACTCATGATGCAACTGCTGGAAAATATTTGTGGGGAAATTCAGGAGCATCAAGTTATGTACAAGCAGTAAGTACTGCTAATGCAAGACTACATACAACTACAAGTTTATCTGCAACATTTAATACTTCTAATACTGGTTTATTATCTATAAATAGAACTGCAGCAAGTGGAACTGGTTGCGTTACTTTAGCTGTAAATACTACAATAACAACAACTAATCAAACTTCAGGAACAACAGTTGTACCAGTTAATGCAAACTATTCTATTTTTACTTATGGAACTTCTGTTGCTGATGCTTATTTAGGGCAAATATCATCTTGGTGGATTGGTTCAAATTTAGCTACTGAAGTAGGTAATTCAAGTTTATATAATGCGTTAAATACATATATGTCTACAATCTGATGAATCATAAAATTTTAGAATTAAATATAGTTAGCTGGGCATTAGCTTTTATAGGATTTATGACGCATTGGCTGCCAGTAGTTCAGTTTCTTTCGTTTACGCTATCGGTTATAATTTCACTCTGGCAACTATCCCAAATGTTCAAGAAATGGTTAAAAAAATAAAAGAGAATATCTCAATTTTAAATCATCCAATCACTACGATATGCGGCTTTGTGTGTTTCTTTTATTCGCTATTCTTAATCGGATATCCTTTATTGTATGAGCCGAAAACACAAATTGATATTTATTACCCTATTACTATTGGAACTGTTGGTTTATGCCTATTGGTTATTCCAGATGATTTGAAAGGAGCTTTAAAAAAGTTAATCAAAAATAAGAGTGAATGATATTATTACTACTCTATGTATGGTTAGATGCGATTAGGGATTCAATAGCCCATCATGACGCTTATTCTAAATTAGGTAGATTCTTTTCAAGGCAGCGCAGCGAGATGCTAAAGCCTTTATTCTTTCAATACTTCCCAATGTTTTGGGATGCTTGGCACTTAGCTAAATTTATCCAGTATAACATAGTCGCATTTTTAATTGTTAAGACTTTAGCCTTTCCAATTGTTACTACCTTAATGAGCCTTTTATTTATTAGCCTTTATATATGAAAAAATCAAACCCCATTATTTATAAGTATCTTGAAGACTACCCAAATACACCTACATTAACTTTAGCTAAAAAGATTTATAAGGATTATCCTGCAAGGTTTAAAAGTGTTGAAGATATAAGAAGTTCACTTAGATATTACAGAGGTTCTTTAGGAGATGATAAAAGGATAGATGCAAGAGAACATATTGATTACTTAACTAAATTAAAATCTGAACTACCAAAAGGAGAAACAGAAAAAGTAGAGCCTTACTACTTACCTAAAGACCGCAAAAAAGTTTTAGTAATATCTGATATTCACTTACCATACCACGATGATAAGGCCTTATTTGCTGCGTTAGAATATGGTTTAAAAGAGCAAGTTGATACTATCTATATAAATGGCGACCTTTTGGACTTTGCCTTAATTTCCAAGCACGAAAATAATACTACTAAACACTCGGTTAAATACGAGTTAGATTGCGCTAAAGTCTTTTTAAAAGGCCTTAGAGAGATGTTTCCTAAAGCTCTGATTATTTATAAGTACGGGAATCATGATTTAAGGTTTGATAAGTGGATCAGACTTAAAGCTCCAGAACTTTTAGATATTGAGCATATAAATTTAGCTGAGATACTCGGACTTAGGGAACTATCAATCATTCAGCTTGACAATTTACAGTGGGCTTATATGTGGGATATTGCTGTTTTGCATGGTCACGAGTTACCAATGAAGTCGGGAGGGATTAACCCAGCACGAGCTGCCAGAATGAAGATAAATAGACCTTTAATTATAGGTCATTTTCACAGACAGAGCAAAGATGCAGGAATGATTTTAGGAAAGCCATATTACTATGCTTATTCAAGTGGATGCCTTTGCGATTTATCCCCTGCTTATATGCCGATTAACGATTGGGTGCATTCTTTTATTTTAATCAACGAAGGTCAAGTTTATCAAAAGGAGGTAATCAATGGAACAGTTATCTGAGGAAACAGTAAATGAAGAAATCATTTATGAGCCATGCGAAACAAGGGGCGAAATTATACACATTTGTTCAGTAGCTTTGGGAGTTTGTGAGGCTTACGACTATTCAATGCAGAGCCGAGAGGACAAAGACAGAATAGACAATATTAGGCGAATGGCTTTGATTCTGACTGAAGGTTTTTTAACTGAAATTTATTACGAAAATTATGAAGATTAGCGAACACATTACTTACGATGAGGCTACCTTATCCCCGACTGCTATAAGAAACGGAATTAGCAACCAACCAAACGAGCAGGAATTATCCAATATGCAGCAAGTCGCTGAGAATTGTTTTGAACCTTTGAGAAAAATGTGGGGAAAGCCAATTAAAATAAACTCTTTTTTCAGAAGTCAAAGTTTAAATCAGTTGGTAGGTGGAAGTCCATTAAGCCAACACACCAAAGGACAAGCAATAGACATGACTACTGGTAGCAAAACAGAAAACAAAAAGCTATTTGAACTTGCAAAAACTTTAGACTTTGACCAGCTTATAAACGAATACGATTTTAGCTGGGTTCATATCTCTTATAAAACTTCAGGCAATCGCAAACAAATTTTAGTAATAAAGTGAACGAACAGAAAAAAGAAGATATAATAATATTAATTTTGTGTGTGATATGGGTAAGTTATTTACTCAGTACATTATTATGAAAAGTTTATTAAAGTATAAGGCCACACCAGAACAAATTAAAGCTATTGCTGAACACGAATTGAACCGAAAGAAGTTAGTGGCTGAGGTTGAAAAGGAATGGGAAGTAAAACAAAAAAGCGGAGAGTATTTAAAGAATGGGAAAAGGAAGTAGTTTATTATTTATTGTCTTAATTACTCTCGTTTTATTAATAGGGGTAAGATGTACCCACGAACAGAAAGAAAGCAACACAGCGATTCTAAATGCTCAAAAAGAGATACTGCGAATTGATACTATTATAAAGCGTTATGATTCTATTATATATAAAACCAAAATCAAAACAAGTGAGAAAATTATTACTATTTATTTGCTGCCTGACAGCATTCTCATTGACAGCATCAAGTCAGGACTGCAAAACTTTGACTCCATCGGAAATGCGAAAAATCCTTAGTATAATGGAGCAGAATAAAAGTATTAGTATAATATCGCATACGCAAAAAGAAGTAATAGAAATACTTGAAAGAAAGGTTACTAACTACCGAGATATAGCTGAGCAATACCATCTACAAAACAAAAGTTTACAAAAAGAAAACTCTAAACTTGAAACTAAACTAAAATTCCACAAAAAACTTAGCCTAATTGCTACAACTTCAGCCGTTATTTTAGGCCTGATCCTTATTTTTTAAAAATTAATTTGCGTTTTATTTCTTTTATTGTATATTTGTATTGCATAGATATTTAAATTTTAAATACTCGGTTTTACTTGTCAGGGTGGCCGAGTATTTTTTTTGCCCCTAATCAAAAATAATCTTACTGATTTATAGCACTTTACAAAAAGTGAGGGAATTATTTTGTCTATTTTGTTTGCAGGTGCTTGCATTTGATTACAATGGTTGTATATTTGTATCACAATAACGGCAAATAACTACTTAAAATAAACTAACATGACAAACGCTAACAACTCAAACATTAACTTTTCAAACGGCATTGAATCTTTAAATGAAGTTATGAATAAAATTCACGATTTATGTTTAAATCAAGATTTTATCAATGCAAGTTTAAAAGCAGCACAAAAAATTGGTATCACTGCTCAAGAATGGAACGAATTTAAACCAGCTATTTTAATGAAATTTGCTTTAATCCACTTAGAAAATAAATAATCAACTCAGGGGTGCGACTGACCAACGCACAAATTAACATGAAAAAACTACTTTACATTCTTTTAGCTTTTGCCTTATTCCAGTCAACAGCTTACCTGCCTTACAAGTTTTTTT